CTATAATAGTAGAGTACAAAGGAGATAATTATGTAGTTAATAACAAAGATCAAATTGTCTCTGTTAAAACAGGCCGCTTGATGCAATGGCGTGAGGATAATGGAGATAGACAAGCTATTATAACTAAGGCTGCTGCAATGAGAGATCAGCAAGCAGTTAAATCTCTTCAGACTCCTGTCAAACTTATTGATGACACAGATGTAGAAGCATTTAATACAATGCTAGAGGCTAACAAAAACATGAAGCCAAAAGAATATGTAATAGGTGACAGCAAATACATGCTTAATTCTGAAGGATACTATGACTTAGTAGATAAAACTACCAGTGAAGCATACATCAAAAACATAGATCTGACTACAGGATATACAGAAATAGTACCTGACCAACCAGTAAATGAATCTCAGAGAAAACAATTTATCAAGTCTATAAAAGACGGTATTGAAAACTATGAGTTAGATGAACAACTGGCATATGAAGGTATAGATGTCAATGAAATATTAGCTAAATTAGAGGCTGCAACAACTCAGGCAGAGATGATTGAAAACATCAGTAAAATACTTAAGAAGATATGTTAGGATGTCCTATTAAAACAAGTAAGGAATGGCAAGATGTTCTTGCTAGAGCTAATGGTAATGAAGAAGCTGCATTAGGCCTCTGGGCTCAAGAAGGATTTGAAAATAACCCTAAGTTAAATGAGTATCCAGAAGTTGAAATAAAGCCGGATGAAGAACAGCAGAAAGACCGGATGGCTAAAGTATTAGATGATGTTAAAGTAATTCTTAATAAGCAATACGAAGAGCTTAAGAAAAAGAAAGTACCTAATCAGAGTTTTAAAGAAAAGCGTTTGGCAAAACTTAAAGAGGACATTGAAACATTAGAGGGTGCAGATGCTATCAATCTTTTTATTGATGATGTATTCAAAAACTCAAATCTTCTAGTAAAAAGAATGAAGACTATTATCTCTAGAAAAGAAGCTTTCAGTAGCCCAAGAGAATTTCTTCAGGAGATGATGGCCGTTAATGATTTTGTTAATGGTTATACTGTTCTAGATGAGTTAATGAAGGCTGATATCTATAGTTACTTTAGTGGTACAGAATACTTAGGTAAAAAGGTAGAAGATTATACTCCACAAGATAAAATAACTGCAGCTCTAGCAAATAAAAAGATTGTACAAGAAACTTTTGTAGAGGAAGGTATTCCAATTATGGCTGAGATTCTATTAGAGTTTAGATCTGAATCATCCAAAAGAGGTTATGTAGAAGAGATTGCCAGGTTAAAAGAAAAGATTGAAGAAGTCAAAGGTCTTAATAAGTCTGAAAAGTCTAAGCAAGATAGAATTGAAGCTTTAGAATTAAGGATAAAAAAGTATGAGTCTTTCAGCCTTGATAAAAATGATATGATAAAACTATTAAGAGAAGCATCAAAAGATGAATCTGTACTTGCTTTTCTTATTGACCCAATGATTAGTTCAGAAGATGCTGCCCTATCTTTATTTGCTAAGTTAGTAAAGTCTCAGTTTGAAGATGCTAGATTAAAAGATATTGATATTCAAGAGGAAGCTGCAGATGCTCTTAAAAAATATAGAGATTCTGGAGAAGCTCAGAGACAAGGCAATGCTGCTATATTTAATGAAGGTATCTATGAAGACATAGAAGTCTTAGCAAGAAACTGGAAAGGAAAAGTAAAAAGAGATGAAGATGGTAATGCAATTTTTGAAAAAAGAAAAGCATTTGTCCAGAAGTTTAGAATGACTGACTTTGAGAAAGCTAAGTTTGAGTTCTTTAAAGAGATTGGAGACATGCCGGCTGCTGCACCCGGTGCATCTGAAACTGAAAAAAGAAGAGAAGAAGAGTGGAGAAAGAAAAGAAGTGATTGGTATAAACAAAATACTCAAGCTAAGTCAAAAGAAGAAATTGATGAGATTATCAGACAAAAACAGTATGATAGAAATGCCGGAATACTTACTGAAGATGAGTATAAGGCATGGGAAAAATCAGTAATGTATACAGATAAAAATGGAAACGTTACATACATGAAAGAGCTTTCTGAGCCTTCTGATAAATGGTTGAACCCAAACTGGCTAGCATTGTATGATAAGTCTGGTAAACCCATCAATGCAAAAGGTAAATACCATAAGTTTCTTACTGAGCTATACTTTAAACAACAAGAGTTATTACCTGAGTCACAAAGACAAGGTTATATACTACCTTCTATACCTAAGAGTGATCTTGAAAGGTTGCAAACTAAGGGTCTTCTTACTGCCGCTAAACTTAAAGGTAAAGAAGCTATCACAATTACAGCAAAAGATACTGAGTTTGGTGTAGCCGGATTATCTGAGGAGTCAATTAAGTTTCTTCCTATCTTTTATACACAACCTATAGATGCTGAAGATGTTAGTCTTGATCTTCTACAGTCAGTACTTATGTTTAGCGCAATGGCTAACAGATATGATGCAATGAATAAAATCAATGCTGAGGTATCTTTGTTTAAGACTATTATAGGTAAAAGAAAAACAATTGAGACTACATATAAAGGAAAACCAATTATTGATTCCTTTGCAAAAAAACTAGGGTATACAGAGTATATCAAGAAAAACGGTGAGTCATGGTCTAAAAGACACGTTGATGCCTTTATTGATATGGTAGTATATGGAGAAAGTCAAATTGCAGCAGAGATTGCTGGCATAGCTGCATCTAAAATTGTAGGAACACTAATGGGCTTCTCTGCAATTACTACACTAAGCATGGATGCACTTAAAGGTGTATCAAATAATCTTCAGGCAAATATTCAACTTATCATAGAAGCTAATGCAGGTGAGTTCTTTAGTAAGAAAAACTTAGCAAAAGCTACATCTACATATGCGGGTATGACTGGAGGCTTCTTAGCTGACCTTACTAAACCTACAGTAGAAAGTTTAGGTGGTAAACTAGTAGAATACTATGATGCTATCCAAGGAGAATTTAAAGATCACTATGGTAAACAGATAACATCTACTGTAGCAATGAAGCTTTTCAGTTCTAATACTCTCTTCTGGAACATGAAAGCTGGAGAACATGAGGTACAGGTAAAAGCAATGTTTGCTCTTATGGATTCTACTATGGTTAAAGATAATGAGACCGGTGAAGAAATAAGTTTGCTTGAAGCTCATAAAAAGTATGGAGTAAAAGAAGTTCTAGAGAAAACTAGCTTTACTGAAAAGAATAGAAAAGACTTTCAGAACAGACTACATGCTATCAATAAAAAACTTCACGGTGTATATAATAGTTTTGATGCTGCTACTATAAGTAGATTTACATTAGGTAGACTTGGTCTCATGTATAGAAAGTTCTTGGTCCCATCTTATAGAAGGAGATATAACTCTCTACGCATGGATGAAGAACTTGGAGCACCTACAGAAGGATTCTACAGAACTTTTTGGAATACTGTAGTAAGAGATCTTAGGGACTACAAGTTTAATGTAATGCAAAACTGGAGTACTTATACTCCATTTGAAAAAGCACAGGTTAAAAGAATGTTGGCTGAGCTTACAATTATCCTTACTATAGTATCATTAATTGGTATCATGCTATTGATTGCCGGAGATGATGAAGAAGATGATGCAGTAAAGAAAACATATGCATACAACTTTATGATGTACCAGCTGACCAGGATGCGTAGTGAAACAGATCAGTATCTACCTGTCTATGGTCTAAAGGATGCATACCGAGTTGTTAAGTCACCTTCAGCTATGACAAGTACTGTAGATAGAGCAATTAAATTTATTGATCAGTTCTTTATTAATTCATGGACTGAAGAAGGTAGATTCTACCAAAGAGAATCCGGTGTTTGGAATAAAGGAGATAATAAGTCTTGGGCTTACTTCTTGAAACTAATGGGATTCTCAGGATACAACTTTACTCCTGAAGCAGCACTAGAAGCATTTAAAGGAAGTCTCAATAAATAGCAGACAGGTTAAAAAAAAAGGGGAGCTTATTGCTCCCCTCTCTTTTTGCTTTCTGCCACAAAGAATTTTTCTAGATTTGGTTTAAAGTATCCTGGTCCTTTGAGAATCTTTCCATCTTCTCTCAGTACCGGTTTACCATCTTCACCTAACTTACTCATGTTACTAGCATGTATTTCATCAAATACATCTGCTATAATATCCTGTAATCCATGTTTTAGGATTGTACCACACAGAATATACATTTGATCACCTAATGCATCTGCTATACCTATAATATCATTAGCATCACATGCTTCTAAATATTCAGTATTCTCTTCTGCCATTAGCTTATGTCTTAGCTCATACTCATCCAAGCTAAGATGCTGAGGCCACTTACCATTCTTTTGTAAGAATGCCTCATGAAATTCTTGTACTGATTCAATTTGTTTGTTCATCTTCCTCACCTTTTGCACGGTACATCTCTACGGCTACCCAGCCCCAGACTACTACTAAATAAATTCCTATGTATAAATAATTCATAACCACAAAGATAGAAAAAAAAAGGGGACAGCTTAAGCCATCCCCCTTCTTGATATGATATTAAAGAAAATCATCATCAAACTTTACATCTTCATCATCATTTGACCCAAGATCAAACTCAAAATCACTGAATGTACTTGGTTGATTTTCAGTAGTATTAACCACTGCTTCTTCAAGTGATGCTTCAGCCTTTTGCTCAATTACATCTTGATAGTCATCAGTATGTTTCAACTCATACTCTTCAGCCTCTAACTCATTTAACTCTTCCTGATGTTCTTCCATTTCTTCAGGAGTAAGAATTAATGACTCAGCTTCTTTCTTAGCATTAAATGCATCTAGTCTAGATTGAATATCACTTGGCAGTTTACCTTTCTGTTCTTCTGTCTTAAGAGTTTCTTTGAGTTCTTTACGCTCTACTCTTTCAATAGCAGTAACTATTTCAGCCTCCTCAATCTCAGCTTCAGCTTTCTTCTTCTCCTCATTTGGTATTCTGATTAGAATATCATCAAGAGATAGTCTTGGTTTTTCTTCTACTACTGGAACCTCAAATGTATTGCCGGCAGGATCTGTATACTCAATTACTTCCTCTATCTCAGCAATTTGATCTAAGATATTAGTCTGATTAGGTACAGTATACAATGGATCTACCATATGTTCTGTAACCTCAACCATTGCTTGTACAATAGGAGACATAACAGGACTACCTGTTAGGTCAAACTCATTACTAATAAACCAATGAAGCATGCGCTGATCTTCCATCCATGTCTTTGGATGTGATTGCTGGAATGCCAGAGTTACGTGATTATAGAATGACCACAGTGTATGCTTACCACCATTATAGAAGAAGCTAGGCTTATCTATTTGTTGGCGTACAATACTTGCCTGCTCTGTAGTAAGCAATTCATACTCCGCAAACAATACACCAAGCAACTCTGCCTGGCGCTTTGTAGTAAGTGGAATCTGCTTCATTACTTCTTTATCAGCTACTAGGTTGTTGTAATATACAGCAGCATTAGTAATCTGAGTTTTAATCATCTCAATAGCATCTGCATCTGCAGTACCTGTATGCTTACGAGTCCATGTTCCAATCTCACCACACAACATTACTGTTTGGTTTGCTGTTACATAACCACCAGTTACACATTTAAACTTTAATTGTTTATTGTAGCTGTTAGACCATGCAAACATCAGAGACATCTCTTCATCAGAACCATAGTTCAACTTGTAAATACCTTGTGCAATCAGACCATCATAAGTACATCTATACTCCTCTGTGAGGATACCAAAACCTTGAGCTGCAAGCTCAGTAAATACATAGTCCATAACAGACTCATGCGATATAACAGTATAACTGCTAGTCTGTACAGGCAGCGGAACTGCCTTAAGAAAATCTCTTGTTACTTCTCTAATTCTCTTTGCCATAATTAAAATAATGAAAGTTGTGTTTTAAGTGGTTCAAGATTATGTATCTCTTTCATAATCTTCTCTAAATAATAATCATAGTTTAAATCATAATTGTTTATGTCCTTTTCTACATAATCAATAAACAGTGTTTGTAACCACTTACCGGCTTCTAGCTGAGTTGACCTTTCATCAACTAGATTGTGCTTAATAATTTTAGATCCATTGTTAGAAATGTAATACCTAATAGTATGCTGCAAAGGACATTCCTTATACTCACCGCCTATTTTAGGAACAATGAGATTAAATGCAGCTTCAGTACTTATACCAGTATTAGCTTCTTTATTAGTAGAATTACTTCTTACCCAGTTATCATCCGACCAAGATTGTTCCCAGCCATTAGATAGTAGATAATCTCTTTTTTGTTTAAGACTGTAATTCAAATAATTAGGATCAATAGTTTTTTCTACCAGATGTTCAATAAATTTCCAATCTCCTCTGATTTTCTTACCACCACAGAAATCAAATATGTTTGTCTGTTTAGATAGAAACTCTTTAGGATCAACTCCATGTACAAAATAATAGAAGATAGTCTTTGGTATAACCAAGAAACTCTTGTTCTTATGTAGAGCAAGATCATTAAACTCAAATCTACCCTTACACTTTATAGCCTGATAACTATAGACTCCCTCTGGAGTACGTTTGTAAATATAGTGTGGGTTGTCCATACTCATATCCATTGCTGTATCTATGTCAACTTCTTTAGGCATATGAACAGCAATATAATTATTTACATCACCAATAATCATTCTCTGATACTTGTCATGCTCTAATTGTAATTGAGTTATCTCTTCCCATTCTTTACAGATATCATAATACTTCTGCTCATACTCTCTAGGTATCATTGTCTCAAGACCATCAGTATTCTGCATGATTGGAATAGCTCCCGGAATACCCTCAGTTAGCATCTCATACAGCATAGCCAGAGATAACTGACCATTAATAGTAATGCGCATAGTAAACTCTGGGTCATACAGGAAACTGTTCTCATCATTACTCAAACCATAAGTTGAATTGAGTATAATCTTGTATACATAATTTCTGATGTCTTTCTTACTGATCTTTTTTCTCTCTTCAAAAAACCACTCATACTGCTCACAGAATTCCTCTTTAGGAATATGGGCCGGTGACCATTTGTTTCTAATAGCCAAGTTAGGATAGAAGGATGTAACATCTGAAGTCATGATAATCATGTCTTCATCAGATTCAAATATTCTACTCTTAGACCAGGCACCATGCAAACCACCAAGACCAAAGTCAGTTTTAACTCCTCTATATTGAATAGAGTATTTAAAGCCATTCTTTGTATCCTTTGGGTCTAGAACTATATCTCTAAACTTAGCTAGGAGTCTTTGGAATGTAGCAGTCTTGAAACTTACATAGTCTAGTATAATATCATTAACTACAATCTGATCTCTTTTGGTTCTCAGGTTCTTCAGGTCAAACTTTTTGATACCGGTCTTCTTACTCAAGAAATGTAAGAACAGTTCTTTAGATATCCTTGGTTCAGAAGCACTAAACAAATTAATGTTATACTCTTCTGTCAGACTCTTGCGGAGTTCAATCTGTTTCTTACTAAGCTCCATGATTTTCTTAGTGGAGCTAACATCATTCTTACAATAATAGATTATCTGTTCTATCTGCTCAAATGTTGTTATCTCAGTAGCATGATGAATAGGCATATCAACTATGTTAGCCCAATCCATTGTATACTGAATCCACTTTAGTGAGCTTCTTTTAGCAGGATTATCCCAGTGATTAAGTTTAAAAACATCAATCTGATTAATCTGCAGATCATTTGGACTGAATTCTAAGAACCGGTTCTCATCTTGACTTTGGATAATGTTCTGTGCTTTGCCGTATAACCACTCTGCAATCTCACATCCACCCATTTCCCGTAGCTGGTCTTGTGTTCTAAGTATATACTCAGTAATCTGACTATCAAACCCAAGACCATTAAAAGAAATGTGCCATTCATCTAGAAGAATATTCATCTCTAGAAAGTTAATCAGAGAGTCAATGTCATTCTGTAAATCATGCACTACAAATACTTCATAATCATTAGACTTTACACCTTGGAATACTGCAACAAAACAATTGCTCAAAGTTTCATAGTCCATGACATAGTGTTGTCTAGCCATACTTAATTAGTTTAGACAAGAAGGGGCAGACAATCATCCGCCCCAACTTATCTAGTTTGACAGGATTATTTGCTGATATACTTCTTGTAATCAAAATCTTTATTGACTGCAAAGATGTCTACAACAGATGTTATAGCTTCATTATTGTCAATATAGAATTCTTGAAATGTTTCAACAGTTTTTCTCTCTTCTTTTACTGTTCTACCATTAGCTCTTTTTACTTTCAGTGGAGCAGGATCACCATTGTCATCTAACTTAGGAAGCATGTGAAGCTTACTCATAGATACACGGCTGATCATCACAAGAACTTTAGCTCCTGGATCATAAATTCCCTCAATGTAAGGACAGTCAAGTGTAAGGGGAAGAAGTTTGAATGTCTCTCCTTCATTCCAAACTGATTTGATTAGAAGCATATTTGCTCCAATTGGATTACTCATAATGTTGGTTTTTAATTGTTCTACAAATTAACCTAGAATTTTCTTGTTTTGCAAATTTTCTGCTTTGAGTAGAAGTGTCTCTTTTTCTAGGTCTGGTTTACTGCATAGCTCACCAACACTTCTCAAGATATCTTCAGTAGTACCGAGTAAATCAGCATACAATGAAAAATATCTTTCAGGAAACAGGTAACTATCTATATACGTATAGGTACCTGTATTTTTATCAAAATGGTCACGAATTTTGCGCTTTAATTTTATGTCCAGTTTACTATACTGTCCATTAAGAAACTTATGCCAATCATCCTTTAAATCAGAAAAATCAAATGTGACTACTGTATTTGTATCATTCAGTTTAATATAATCACATACTCTATTGTGTTTCAAGAGTACATTCTTTTCAAACATGAGATATTCAGAGTCTGTTCTTGCAGGATATAGTGCAATCAATTTCATATCCTCGGGTGCTAAGTGTTCAGACCAAGACAAATATGTCTGTTCTGGAACTGCTGTTGACCCTCTTTTAATTCCAAGGAGCGGATATAATAATACCTTGGACTTTTGAAAATAATCCCGATAAAGCGCATCTATTGCCATAAAAATTTACAGTGTTACATTACCAATAGCTAAATCATATGGAAGAGTAAAGTCTCTATTCAAATAGTGATAGTCTATCTGCTGTACTACATAAGAGAATTCATCTTTCCAATTTTCTAGCGTTTCATTTGACACTTGGAATGGATACACTTGGTTGTGCTTATCAATCACAATGAATGTGAACACAACGGTCCATTCATTAGCATCCGGCCTATCTTTGAGAAACTTCTCATAGGTAAGCCCAACATACATAACGGCCTGAATGTCATATCTATAATAAGATACTGATTCAGGAAAAGTTTGAATTGATTTGCTAGTTGTTTTTAAGTCATTGATAAATAGTGTCTTGGTGTTCTCATCTACAACAATGTTGTCTACTATACCCTTAAAACCAAATGGATATTTTTCAAGTTCTGTTCTTAGAGGTAACTCATTGAACACACTGATTCCCACAGGTTTATCTGGTTCCAATTGAAGTAAAGCTTTAACCCTGTCATTTGCTTTAAGTGCTTCAAGTCCTGATTCAGCTTGCTGCTTCACAGAAGGATCAATCACGGTTTTACCTTCTCTAATTTTCAAAAAGTTGAAATACTCTTTGTTATTATCAGTAAGTAATTTTTCAAGTCTCTGTGCATCTGTCTTGAGACTTTGATACAAATTGTTCACTACCATTTGCCCTAGCAACTCATTAGGGAAATCTTCTAGTGATAATGCATCATTATTCATTGGTTTATAGTGGGTATTAAAGATATGATCAATAATAACCCTATTACTATCTGTAGGAATCTTTGGCACCATTACAAACTCCTCATCAAACTTATCCGGTTCCAATAAAAGACAGTGCAGTGCCCGACCTACTATGAGGTGGGCATCTGTACTATCTTCTTTCTGGTTTAGGATATAGTGACTGTAGAACAGTCTTGGAGAGAACAAAAGTTTATTGATGCTTGAGTAGCTAAAATAGAACTTCTCAGAGTAAAATCTCTCAAGTTCTTCAGATAATGTCAAGTTTTGTGTTTTCAAACTCATCTTGTGATATGTTAGCTATTTCTTTTACAGGAGTGTAATCTTCTTTGATTTGTACTATGAGTTCTTCATTCAAATACTCATCAACTACTTTGCTTGAAGATACGGTTTTTATTTTGAAATGGTTGCTTGTATAGGTCATAATCTCACCTTTAAACTTATTGCACATCTCAAAGAAATACTCTTTAGTTAAAAGCTTTTTGTTAATCATTAAGTCTACCATTTGATCCTTATCAAGATGTACATTACCTGTAGTTCTACCCATATACATTAGGAGAGACTTAAAGTTAACATGAGTACGCTCTCTTCTATTTTCTATTGCAGGGTGGTAGTCATGTAAAAGAAAACACAGATAGAGGATACTAGACTTGTAATCAGAGTTAGCCATAATCTCCATGGCTAATACATGATTGTCAGTATCTGAACTTTTAAACATGTCACCGAGTATCTCAAACATATTCTGATCAATTGTTACAGCATCTGGACCATTAATATACTCATAGATGGATTCCTCTGAATATAATTCTTTGTCTTTAATTTGTTCATATAACTCCTTTTGTTCTGGAGATAGTTTAATAAACTTATCACTGCCAAAGAAATTGCTGTCACTTATATGAAAACCTAAATCTTTATCAAATACTAGTCTTCTTGTATTATAATCAATAATGATTTCTTCATTAGTATAAAATTCAACCGCATCAAGAAACTTCTGATAATAATAATGGTCAATATGACCCTTTGTGTGAGCTGCCACAATAAACTCTTTTAGCTTTTCAGTTTCAACTTTATGCTCCCAACTATAGTTAGTAAAAATATCATTAGTTTTACTACCTATAAAAAATACATTTGCTTCATTTATGTCTCTTACAGATCTGATCTTGTAAGTAGCATTTAGGTCTTTCAGCTTTACTCTAGGTACAGTAACTCCTGGTAAGAAATAAAATTTATCACCTTGTACAGGAGTATACGTGTGCTTTATATTAAAGCTTAATGCATCCATATCAAATGCACCTGTTAGAACATCAATAGATATTTCTATATGTAAATCTGATAACTGATCTGTCATATGATAACTTCCGCTATCCCAAACTTTTATTACTAAATAATCTTTCATGTGTGTTAATTAAGTAAGGCGGCTTTTACACCGCCTTATATTTGACTTAATTTATAAAAACATTCCTTTTAAGGGGAACTGATGTAACATTTGAGTTACTTTACTGCCATCTTGACTACAGAGCTGTTCATCATCAGCTTAGAAAATTTGCCCTTATTTCCATTTACAATCTCTTTTACCATGTAGTATCTAAGATCATCAGTAAATGCATCGCAGTCTGTAGTCAGTTTAACCAAACGGTTAACCATTGCATCACTTACAGAGTGATTCTCTGCATGGGTAAGAGAATAATTGACAATACGAGTTGCAATTACACTAGAGATATCTGCTCTAAATGAGTCTCCTTGACCTACAGCAGAGTTCAATGCACCAACTACATAAGCTTCATTAGGATTAGTCATGATATCTTGCGGAGAGATAATCTTGTCCATCTTGTTATTAATAAACATAGTAAACATAGTAGATACATCTGCTCCAACAGAACCCTCACCAATCATTTGAATAATAGGCAGTTGTTCTTCAAACTTCTCAATAGAACTGATAGAGTTAAAGAATGTAGTAATTGCTCTTGGATTGACATTCTGAGTAATCACCTCTGGATTCATCAACATAAAGTTGATACATCTACCATCAATACCCGCTTTCTCTGCCCACTTAGCCCAAACTTTCTCATCAAATTTTACTTCAACAGAAATAAATCTTGTCTTCTGAGCAATGTCAAGAGAAGTTACATTGTAATCTCCATTATCTGGATTAGTAGTTAAGATAATATGCCAGTTCTTAGGAAGCTTCCATGATGCATAAGATTGCTGATCAATCAAAGACATAGTAGCTTGCATAAATCTATGGTCTGCACGAGTATAATCATCAAGAATCAAGAAACCACCTTCACCTTTACCCTGAATCCACTCAGGAGCAGCATGTGACATTCTCTTTCCTATTACTTTGAATCCTTTTGCACTAGCAGCAGATATCTGAGATTCATTTATCCAAGTTGTTTTGCCTTCCGCATTTTGAATTTGGAATTCTTTCACAGGAAAACCTACAAGGTCACCTAGTTCTTCAAACTCAGCTAAGTTCAACATGATTACGTCCATGCCTTGTTCTTTAGCAAGTTGTTTAATAGAAGAAGTTTTACCTAAACCAGCGTCACCTTCTACGTTTACAGCTACAGGTACTTTACCTTGAGCTTGAATATGTTGATTATTACTAATCATGTGTCCCATGAAAGACTTCAATTCTTCAATGTTTAATTTTACTTGGCTCATCTTTTTAATTTTTAAAGTTCTAATTTAATAACCTTACCCGGAAGGTCTTCATTCATACCTGATTGTTCTGACAAAACCCAGAGAGTATTTCCTTTAGGTTTTACAGATGTACTACATTCTCCGTCAGTAAAATATACCAGGCTTGTATATTTCTGAAGGTTTGCATTATAATATTCTAGGACGGGATCAAATTCAGTCCCACCTCTACCATGTACTTTGAACTCTTTCTTTGGATTAAAAGATTCAATAGATCTAATGGTAGTATCACATTGAATAATAGTTACATCAACTCCGCATTTATAAATGTGTGTTATCTCATTCATAAATTCTTGTAACTCAGAATCACTTACAGAACCAGAAGTATCTATACCCAGCAACATATGTTGTTTCATCTTAATCTTAAGACCTGGATTCTCAGAATACCTTCTATTCTCTTTTCTTCTAATCTTCTTTGTATAGACTTTAGTACTTGCACCAGTAAACCTACGCATATACTGTTTCCAGTTAAACTTAGGTGGTTCAAGTTTACTTATTTCTATAAGATGATCTTTTATATGCCCAGGAACAGTACCACGCTTCTTTTCAGTTTGGTCTGCAGCTTCCTGAAGCAGTCTATTCATTTGATTCTGAATAAGCTTTTGCTCTGCTTCTGGTAAATCAGCAAACTCTTCCCATGTACCGTGTTCAGGAATAGTAATCTCCATCTCACCATTAGGTCCTGTACTAACTTGTATAGTTACAGTACCTTGACCTTGATCCATAGCATCACACAACTTATCAAAGTTAGGACAGCCTGAACTACCATTCTGTTGTTTCTGTTGCTGTGCTTGCTTTAGCTGCTCATAATAATAACGGCAACCAGCTTTAGGATCCAAATTCAATTCAGTATAATTAGCAATATCAATACCGCCTTCAGGAAGAAGGTCTTTATCAATATATTGGTTAATCTCCATGTCCATGGCAACATTAGCCATTCTCTTGTCAGGGAAATTAAAATGCATACTCAAATGAAAGTATGCTATATGCAATAACTCATGCTTTAACAAGCCAATCCGGTGTTCTTCACTCAACTCAGTCCAGAAGTTTTCATTGATTGCAAGCTGATAATTAATACCATTCTTACTTACACCGGCAGTAGGAACTCTTTTATTGTCCCATACTTTGTTTAGCATTAATAGAAAGAACCCATAGAAGGGCTCTTTCCACATTAACTCTTTACTAGCTTTACCTAGACTATCTTCTCTAGTCATTTCTTTTTTAATTTAATGGTAAGCTCTAACTTATCTGTAGGATAACCAAGAGCACTTAAACTATTAGTAAGATCTTTTACATGTCTCTCCAAAAACAATTCTATTGAATCTACACTAACATTATTATCAACCATAAGCTGTAATGCTCTTGAGTAAGTAACAGGTGCTGACTCAAGCTTATACACTTTAAACAAACGTTGTAATATCTCATGTGCCGTTGGTGCATGCTCTTTCCACTCACTCATATTATACTTACAGAACTTATAGAAATAAATCAGATAACCTACTGTTTCTCTATTGTCAAAATCATGTGCTTCAATAGCTTTAAACGCTAGATATCCATTGTCTGTGTCACTTGACACAAGCATGTTCATAATGTTCTCTACTTCTGTTTTAGCAATTTTCATCAGTCTTCAATTTTTAATGTTCTAATCATCCATTCTTCAGGTTTACCAGACTCAAGAGCCTTTACCCATTCTTTTGCACTTGGTATATAACCAAAGCAATCCTCTTTTACATGCTGTTCACCAATATATCTTACATATACATCTTTACCATCAGAGTTGGTAATGGTCATACCAAATCTTTGCTCACATTCAAATATTCCTTCACTGTGATGACGGAACATTCTGTGTTTACTATGCCCAATCCATTTTTTAGTTTCATCAAACCAATTATGGATTTCAATATAATCTACTGGTGACCCGCCAAACTTCTTAGCGGATGACCTTGCATGATCCCAAGGATGTGCCATTATTTAAGTGAGTTATCAATTAAACCTCCCTCATGTACATAAGTTTCTGAACTTGTGTAATACACAGTATTCTCAATCTTATACTTTCCTGAAGGAATTATAATATATACATATCCATCACCGCCATCATTATTATACCAGTCTTCTATGCTGTCAAGTACATTTTCATAAAGAAAGTCTTGTAGTCTAGAGTAAAGACTGCTGTTTAATACTTCTAGGCTATCTGCATTTTCACCATATAAATAGATATTACCTATTTCAGTAAAAGCATCTTCTTCATCTTCACTGTTTAATTTTTCTGTTGTATATACAATTTCTTCAATTGACCCGGAGTCACCACTCCCAGCATAATGTACTTTAATACCCGTAATACCTTCATTAGCCAACTCAAGGAGAAGGCCTGTCATTTCTAGTTCTGTCATAACTATTTGGATTTGTAAAATTTACCTAAGATGTTAGAGTTTAGGTATGTAGGATCATCAAGAACATCTTTGCAAAACAGCAACTTTGCTTCCTGATATGTAAGTTCAGTAGGACTATAACATATCATTAATATCTCACGTCTGATGAGTATTCCATCTTTGTGAGCTTGCTTTAGTGTCTCATTACTGCTATAGTAATTAAGATAAGTTGTTTTGCGTACACGCTTGTATGTCTTAAGTCTTTTATCTGTTGGCATAGCTTTCTTGCCTAGCTTGACTTTTACATCAGCGTAGAAGTTTTTCTTTCCTATATATCTAACAGGTTTACCATCTATGATACTTAACATTTCATAGACAAAGCCAACTGCATTTTCAGGAATGTCAGCTTCTGTAAACTCTTTATTCTTATACACCCACATTAGAATCTAGCTTTAATTAATAAATCAAGTTTCTCTTTAACTTTAATCAGACCATGCATAGCAACAGAGTCAGATAAATCCTTCTCCATATCAAGTAGTATTGGTTCAAACCCATATCTATCTTGATACTTTTGCATTGATGCTTTGCCGGCTGTATCATTATCAAACAATACACATATCTTCTTAAACTTAGACTTTAACATTTTTACTGTATGTTCAGTAAGCATGCTGTTCTCACTGTCTGGTGCAATAACTTCAATGTTCTTATACCCAAGTTTAACAAAACACATTAAGTCCTTTAGAGAAGATGTAATAACTAAGTTATTGTTTTTGTAGTTCAGTTGATCACCACCCTGAATATAATTTTGAACCTTGATAAATTTCTTATCTGTTATCTTGGGCATATAAATCTTATAAAGACTACCGTCCTTTCTAAAATAACCATAAACATATTTACGGCTAAATGTATGGGACAACAATTCTCCATCTTCTTCTTTCTCCATCTTGAAAAACTCTAGAGGAGCTACATTATAATACTCAAGTAACTTTGATCCAATCTTATACTGAGACCAATATGCCTCATCAAGATTAGTCCAGTGTCTTATTTCATAATCAACAACTTTATACCTATCCTGAATCTTCAGTACAACATCCTCACGCTTACCATTGTCTTTGATAAAGTTCTCATAGTCAGCTATTATCTTACCAATTGCCGCAGGTGCATCTATGTTATACATGTACCTAACTAAATCAACATGACTACCTTGGTGTCCAGATGAGAAATCCTTAAACTTATACTTTCCTGTAGATGTATCAAAGTACACAAACATTGAAGGTACTTTGTCTTTAGAATTAAATGCTGATAGCATCTTTACATCCTGGCCGGTGAGTTTTTCTTTTAGATTCAGATAATATTCAAATACCCATTCTCTTGGTACATCTGAGACAGATGTAATAAGCTTACTTGTTGAAATCATAGCTGTAAATTTAATAGAAAAGGGGAGCTGTTTCCAACTCCCCTATAACTATTTAGTCTAGGCTGAAGTCAGAAGCTGCTCTCTTTGGAATATCCAAATCATCATCATCTCCAAATGAAGTAACTGTTTTAGTCTCCATTTTCTTGAGGTGTTCAGTCTCATTATATGGAAGAACAGCACCACCTTTAGAGGCAATTGCATATACTCCTTTACCATCTCTTGGGAACCACATATCGTAATTGGTATACCCAGACTTACCTTCATATTCTTTACCTGCTACACAGGCATCAAAATACTTATCTTTAAAAGGCTTATCTCTATTGAAAGCTTCAACAAAGTCCTCAATAGTATCATGTGCATCATCCTGAGATACAAACCAGTCATTGATTCCCAAAGTCTTACAGAGTTTCTGTAGGAAGATTAAGATTGATCTATCTCTCTGAACCTCAATACCTGTTTTGGTTTTACCATCAGCAAATGCATATTGGCTAGCTTTCACTCTACCAATTTGACCTGCATAACGTCCAAGAGATTCATTGTCTTTGTCAATCAAGAAACCTTCAAAACCTTCAATAGGTTCTGTTTCTACATTCAATACCAAGTGATAAGCATTTTGAATAAACTTAAAATCCTCAAGCGCTACACTATTAATCTTTAGTGTGCTGTTACCTGGTGCAATTGTTTTAGGTAGTCCTGAACCACCTTCTTTTCCTAAATCTGTTGTGCTTAAAGCCATTTTACTTTGTTTTAATTAATCAATAAATACTTTGTCCCAGTAAGTCTTATACTCACCGTTTTCATCAATCTCAGCAATTACTATCTCTTCATTTCTGAGATGCTCTGGTCTTGCTCCACATGATACGTCATCATTGGTTCTGAAGCTCAAGATGTTCTTATTACCCTTTCTATAGAGATAACCAATAGCATCTGAATTGGATGTTGTAATCCTCTTCAGCTTACCTGTTAAGTCTAGATCCATGGCATTAAATGTACCTCCTGCTTTCTCTAACTGAGTATCCTTTACGTGACCTACAAAGATTACGTATGGAGCCCATGTTAGAATATAATCAATGACTTTAGTAAAAGCCTGACGTGTCCAGAAATATCCTGCACCCTCTGGCAAGCCAAGGATGTTACCATATTTCTCTTTACCACCGCCTGGATTAAACCAATTTTTACCCATTGGAGCTTTAGAATAGAGCATTTCCGCATAAGGAATTATCATCTCCTCTAATGCAGTTATGGTATCTACAGCAATATACTTGTACGGATTACCCGCATCTTTGATTGCTTTACCAATTTCTTTGAGATCCTCAAAGCTTTTGGCTTCAACCTTCATTGCATTAAGATACTTAGTACCTCCTTCTAAGTCAAGAATAAGACAGTTATCAAGAGTACTTAATAGACTTGTCTTACCAATCTTTGGCTTTGAGAAGATAATCAGATTTTTGGGGCTCTTACATTCCGGAGCCACCTTTGTAGTTGGCAATACTATTCCCATGATTACTTTGATTTAATAATTTCATTTAACCATTGTT